CAAAAACAGGCGGCAGAATACTTTGATGTACGACACAGCACAATTACTGAAACCCTAAAACGTAAAGGCAAAGTGAACAGGCAATACACTTTGGTAAGGGTGAGTTAAATCGACTACAATTCTTTAGTTTCGGCAATTCAAGGGTATTCGGAGAACACGTTCCCGTCAACGGCGGGTAGCTTTACGTCTACGGATCAGATCAATACCTTTATTCAGCAGGCCGAGCAGCGTATATACAACTCGGTTCAGTTCCCCTCGATCCGCAAGAACGTGACCGGAACGACCACGGTAAACAACAAATACTTGTCAAGCCCCGGTGATTTTCTTTCCGTCTATTCAATGGCAGTGATTGATCCGGTGACGGGTGAGTACGAGTACCTGCTTAACAAAGATGTGAACTTTATCCGTGAGTCTTACCCAAGTCCAACAGACACCGGCAAGCCTTACTACTACGCCCTGTTTGGCCCCACGACGACCAACAACGTCCCACCGGTCATTACGAACGAGTTGTCTTTTATTCTTGGCCCAACGCCTGATGCGGCTTACAGCGTAGAACTGCACTATTACTATATGCCAGAGTCGATTGTCACTGCTGGTACGTCTTGGCTGGGCGATAATTTCGACTCTGTATTGTTGTATGCTTCGTTGTTAGAAGCAGCCGCGTTTATGAAGTCCGACATGGACACTATCAAGAACTACACCGACAGGTACAATGAAGCGTTAACACTCGCTAAGCGGTTGGGTGATGGGCTTGAAAGACAAGATGCTTATAGGTCTGGGCAAGTTAGGATACCGGTGCGCTAAATGGCATTTACAGGAAACGCTACCACCAACACCTTTAAGACGGGGCTTCTGAACGGAGACTTCGATTTTGCTGTCGACACTATTAAGATCGCGCTTTATACAAACTCGGCTACGCTCAATGCTGATACAACGGCTTATACGACTACTGGCGAAGTGGTCGCTTCGGGCTATACGGCTGGTGGCAATACGCTTACGCCGACGGTAAGTTCTTCTGGTGGTACATCGTTTGTGACTTTTGCCAATACAACTTGGACATCTGCGCTGACAGCCAGAGGGGCTTTGATTTACAAGAACGGTGGCGGAGCAATCTGCGTTCTGGACTTCGGTTCGGACAAAACTTCGGTAACAACTTTTGAAGTGCAGTTTCCCCCCGCAACAAACACATCAGCGATTATCAGACTTTCATAGGAGTTAGAAATGATTACGAACAAAGCATCAAGCACGGATCAGGTGTCGACCACCGTGCAAAAAGCCAAAGGCGTTAATGAGGGCCTTCGTGGTGGCGGCGTTTTTACGGTTGTGTGCTACGACAAAGACGGCAACCACAAGTGGACGGCTAAGACCCCCAACCTCGTGGTCAACGTCGGTCTGGCTGACATGAACGACAAGTACTTCAGTGGCTCTGGCTACACGGCTGCTTGGTACCTCGGCCTGTACGGTGCGGGTGCATCAAACACTCCTGCGGCTGGTGACACCATGGCTTCCCATGCTGGCTGGACTGAGGTGACGGACTACTCCCAATCGACCCGTCCTGCGGCTACTTTTGGTTCTGCAACGGTGGCTGATCCTTCGGTGATTGACAACTCTGGCTCTGTGGCGGTGTTCTCGATCAACAACACGGTGACGGTTGGTGGGGCGTTCCTGACCTCGGATAGCACCAAGGGTGGCACTTCTGGGATTCTTTTCTCGGCTGCTGACTTCCAAGCACCGGGGGATCGTAACGTGGTTTCGGGCGACACACTGAACGTCACCTACCAATTCAGCCTTGACGCTGCTTAAGGAGCGATAAATGGCAACGAAATTTACCAAAGGGCAGCAGGTCAAGCTAAACACTGTTGTCCCACAAGGCCCCGTTCAAGCGCTTCGTATGACTGAGGATGGTGTGTTTTTCTACCTGATCCAGTGGACGGACGCCAATGGCAAGACGCAGCGGCGTTGGTTTCAGGAAGCAGAACTCACGGCGGTCTAAGTGTTTGGACTCACATCCTATGCAGAAGCCCCATTCGCATCATTAGCCGGAGCAACATACGCAGTATCGGTTTCTGAGAGCGCGAATGCCGCAGACTTGTTGTCTGCACTGGCTACTTTCCCTGCCTCAATTACTGAGGAGGCGGACGGGTCTGACTCTTTTTCTGCAACGGTTGTGTTTGTTACAAGCATCACGGAGTCTGCCACTGGGTCAGACTCGATCTCCGGTGGGGTAGATTTTGCCTCTCTGATCGCTGAGCAGAGCCAAGGCGCAGACCAAGTATCGGGTGCTGTTGAGTTTAACGGGGCTGTCTCAGAGACTTCTACGGGCAGTGATTCGGTCGATTCAGCGGTTGATTTTGGTGGGCTGATTAGCGAGACAGCAACAGTTTCTGAGTTGGTTTCTGCGCTTGCCACGATGGTGGGGTCCATTACAGAAGAAGCTGATGCGGTTGATACGGCTCTCACGACTCACCTTGTGGTGGCAAATATCCAAGAAAGCGCGACTGCAACGGATACGCCATCGGCTGGGGTTGTGTTTGTTGTCTTTGTTGAGAACGAATCGGCATCTGGCAGTGATACGATCAGCGGAGCGATTGACTTTGAGGCGAGTGTTATTGAGGCCGCAGCGGGTTCAGACCGGGTCTCCTCGCTGCCTTTCTACGGGGTTTCGGTTGCAGAGTTGGTTCGGATAAGAGACACGGTGCTGGGCAAGCTGCTTTGGGATCTCATCAATGACAGCCAGAGCGTGACTTGGAGCACCATCAGTTCTCAGGGCGGTGGCACTTGGGTGGTGATTAACAACTCTGAAACGACTAATTGGGATGTCATAAAGACAACGAACTGATATGACAATTATTGTAAAAGACAGAGTTAAAGAGACGACCACAACCACGGGCACTGGGACGATCACGCTTGCCGGTGCGGTTTCTGGGTTTCAGGCGTTTTCTGTCATCGGTGATGGCAACGAGACGTTTTATACGATTGCTGGTGGCGGTGAATTTGAGGTAGGGATTGGTACGTATACGGCTTCTGGTACGACGCTTTCCCGAGACACGGTTTTAGAGTCCAGCAATTCAGGCTCTCTGGTTAATTTTTCTGCTGGTACCAAAGACGTTTTTGTGACGTATCCAGCCGAGCGGACGATTACCGGGGGTGGTGGCGGAATTGGCGCACTAGTTGTAAATGCGACCACAGTGACGGAGAATTACACTATTGCAACCGGCACGAACGCTCAGTCAGTTGGGCCAATTACGGTGGAGAGTGGAAAATCCGTAACGGTCAGTTCAGGCCAGCGTTGGCTGGTTGTTTAAAGGATAGGAATGTACGTCTACAAGATCACGAACAAAGTCAACGGGATGCTGTACATCGGCATAACGATTTGTTCTTTGGCTAAAAGATGGCGAGAGCATAAATGCGCCGCTAAAGCTGGTCTTGACACGCCCCTCTACAATGCAATGCGTAAGTACGGGCTTGATGCGTTTGAAATGGTTCTGATGCACGAAGGCAAAACTCGTAGTGAAATTGAGGCCGTAGAAAAACAACTTATTGCTGAGTACGGCACTTACGTCCGAGTCGGTAAAGGCTACAACCTCACACTTGGAGGTGAGGGGCAGGGCAAGATAGTTCGCAAAGTTGGTGAAGAGGCGTACAAAGCAGTGCTCACCGAAGAACTTGTTGCTTTTATCCGCAGCCCCGAGTTGTGGGACAAGTCGAACCGTGAGATGGTTGATATGATTGAAGAGGCGTTTGGGCGCGAAATAAACATTGATACATTAAAGAGTGCAAGACAGGGTAAAGGTTGGAAGCACTTAAACGACAAGTATCCCCCAATTGTAGTAACAAAAGGATCGCGCAAGCCTCCGATTAGTAAAGAGCAAAAAGCCGTTCAAATAGCTAATTTAGACAAGTATCGCCCCCAAGCAGCAGAAAAATCAGCATCTCTGCGTCGTGGTAAAAGAGGCCCCAATGCAAAACTGTCTGAGGAAACTGTCCGCGATATATTTTTCTCACCGCTCTCCTTGAACAAAACCGCTAAAGCGTATAACGTGTCTAAAGCAACAGTATGCCGCATTAAGCAACAAAAAGCGCACGTGTACTTAACTAAGGATCTATAGCATGGCCTCCACTTATTCGTCGCTTAAGATAGAACTAATTGGTACAGGGGACCAGCAAGGAGTTTGGGGTACCACCACGAACACGAACCTCGGAACCGCTCTGGAAGAAGCCATTGTCGGTCGGGCTACGGCTAACTTTGCTTCTGATGCCAACCTGACGATCACGCTGACCAACGTAAACACAACCCAGATTGCTCGGCATCTGGTACTGAACTGCACATCTTCAGGCAGTTTGACAGCCACTCGGGACTTAATCGTCCCCGCCATCGAGAAGCCGTACATCATCCAGAACAACAC